GTAGTATATACATAAGGAGACGTATGAGAAATAAGTCTTGCAGTTGCGGTTGCGAATGTTCGCAGCATTGTGATTGTGGTTGTGACGATTGCGACTGCTGAATGGAGAATTAAATGGATGATGTAAAAATTGATACAGCAAAAACACTTACGCTGACGCTGCCGTCAGATGCAGACAGCAATGCTGTATCTGTGGTTTTAACCCACGAATTTGGTGATGTGGTTCAGGCCGCTACAAACGCAACAAGATCTTCGGAAGGTGTCTACACAATAACTTACGGTCAAGCTGCTTCTGGCATTTATGCTTTGAATTCTGCCGGTAAGCACAGGGCGGACTTTACCTATTCTATTTCGGGGACAGAATACGTTCAGTCTCAGTACATTAATGTCTACACACCTTACACTACTTGGTCTAGTTTTCTAGAGAACCACCCAGAGTTGTCTTCTTTTGAAACTCAGTTTGACTCTATTGAGAAGAGGGCCAGAAATATTATTAACACTTACTGCGGTCAGTCATTTGATTACTACCCAGAGAAGTCATTTACTTTAGATGGCACCAATCATAAGAACATTCATCTCCCACTTCCTATTGCTAGTTTGACTAAAGTTACGATGAACTCTGGTGATTCTGACTCGGAAGTAATTCACGATTCTACGAATTCGTCTCTTAATAATATTGAGAAAGTTCGCCAGCCATTTCATTTTGAGTCTTCTTACTATATTCGATTTAAAGCAAATATTGTTCAAACCAATACAAGCAGGATTCTTGGTAAGACTTTCAAAGAGCATTCTGACTACAAGATCGAGGGGGATTTTGGTTGGAGATATGTTCCAAATAATATTAAGCAGGCGGCTGATCTAATTATTGCTGACCTCATGAATGACGACTCCGAGTACCGCCGTCATGGAATTACAAGTGTTGATATGGACACTATCAGATTTACAATGAAGCCCAGTTTCTATGAATCAACTGGGAATATTGAGGCAGATGTTCTTCTGACTGATTATACGTTGTTTGTGATGGACTATGTTACCTGATGGCTTATCAAACTTTTCTCAGGTTCAGGCATAAGGCCGATATTTACACACGAACCGTAACGACAAACAACTCTGGTCAAAAGATTGCTTCTTGGACTCTGGGTCAGTCGGGATTGCCGTGTTCGTGGCAACCAGTGGCTTCAGAAAGAAGAGTTACTCCTTACACTGAAAACGTTGAGGAGTATGAAATACTGGTCCCTCATAGTTACGCAAGTTACTTTGATTACGGATACAGAGTTCAGAATATAAAAGATAGATATAACAATGTCCTTGCTGCGGGGCCGTTTGAGGTTGTAGAAATACTTAGAAGAGCAGGCTATAGTGGAAAATTGTCCCACATTCTAGTCAGAATCAGGCTTGCTGTGGAGATTGGAAGCTGATGGACATCAGCTCTATGCCCTGGCCTAGTCGAAAGACTTTCGACATGGGATTTAATAAGAACAGCGTTCTTGCTTTGCAGAACATGGCAAAGTCTTTAGAGCAGTATCCAAATAGGATTCAGAGAGCAATGGGTACTGCTGCTGTAATGACTGAAAAAGAGTTGAGAAAAGAATTGTCAACTAGGTTCAACAATATAGAACTAGGCCATGAGGACGTAGTTCAGATTCTGTATAAGCCTATGGCTAGGGGCGGGATTAGGTTTAGCGTGGAAGTTTTATATGCTACAGGTCATCCAAGATCAAGTAAGAATTTTGATCCATTGATGAGAGCTAGATTTGATGCTAACATCAAAATGACTGGTAGAAGAAGATATGTTGCTAGAAGAAAGGGCGGTAAGAGGCCGTATGATTTAAGGTCTTGGGATGGCGGCTTGAACAATGCTGCATATGGTTTTACAATGAAAAGAAAGCCTAAAAATCTTACTTTTGAAGCACTAATTAAAAGGAGACCTGTTAAGTTATTTAATGATAATCTTGCTAAGGCTTTAAAGAAAGAGGGCTTTGGTGCAAGAGGTGGTTCGGCAGGCATCAGTTCTGACATTACCGCATCAGCATCATTGAGGATAATTAAAGGATAAGATATGCCAGTTTCAACACTTGCTGTTTATGACATAAATGCTTTTTTAAGAGCAGATAGTTCCCTTCAGACAATTGCGGGTAAAACTATGAGTTTTTTCCCAATAATTGGTAGCGGGACAGAGACTGCTCCTTTTGTTGTTTATTTTGTAAGCCATCAAATTCCAAATGTTGAGACTTGGTGGAATAGATACGATATTGCTTCGTATACAGTTTATGATACTGATATTGATAGACTGCTTAGGATTGGTGAGAGAATAATTGAACTCTTGTCTAAAGGTGATGCTATCTCAGATAGTGGTGGAAAGGAAGGTACAGATGTTCGTCTTTTCTCAACCTTCTTTGAGGGCAGCACCGTTGGAGAGGCTATTGAGCGAGATGGCTGGTTTACCATGAATCTCGATTTTAGAATCTACTATGCGGTCAAATGATATGGTATTATAAACAAATATGAAGTATACTACAATTACATACGTAGGCAAATCTGGTGGCGGTTTCTTCGCAAGAGTCGGGAAGATCGTTTACGAATTTGAATGGCAAAAGGGTTTAGGTATTGGAAATAAGCCAGGAGAGGTGCGACCAGAGCACGTAAAAAAGATCGCTAAATGGCGTGATAGAAAGGGCAAAAGAATTTTTGTTCTTGAATAGGAGGATTAAAAAATGCCGGGTTCAAGCTCAGTAAATACCGCAAACATCGTAGTGGGCGAGGCCGAGGTCAAGGTTGGTGGGTCAAACACCAGCATGACCAATTCGGACTTTGATTCGCTTACTTCGGTAGGTGCAACTCAGGAAGGCGTTGAGATTTCTTGGGAGCCAGACATGGTTGACATCGAAGTTGATCAGTATGGTGACGCTGCTAAAGTAATTCAGTCAAGAGTTAAGGTCATGCTTAAGACCACTCTTGCCGAGGCTACCCTCAACAACCTTGCAGTCGCTTGGTCCTACGATCAGGATGACGATGGTGCTGACGTTCTCGTAAATAACGATGGCGCTAACACCAAGACCTTCATGTTCGGTGTACAGAACGTATACCCATATGAGAAGGCCGTCCAGATCGTTGGTAACGCTCCGGGTTCGAATGCTGCAACCACTCGTACTCGTAAGTTCAACACTAAGCGTGCAATTTCGTTTGAGTCTTCAAGCATTGCGATGAAGCGTGCAGAGGCTACCACCTTTGCTGTTTCGTTCCGAATCCTGCCTGTCTCTGCTGACACCAGCTATGAGTATGGCAAGATCATCGACGCTACTGCCTGATAAAAAACAATCGTAGTTCACAGGAATTACCCTCCGGTATGCTATAATGCATATTCGGAGGGTTTTCCTCTTATTAGGACATTTAAGGAGAAAAATGGCACAGAATAAAGATTTGCATAAGGGGCAAGATATCGTTTTTGCTGATGGAGTCACTAGAACGATTAAGCCTTTGACTATTCGTCAACTTCGTCGGTTCATGAAGGTTGCTAGCCAGTTGAACACAACTGAGGGCGATATGACCGATGAGGACATTGACAAGATGGTTGAGGCGGCAGGTATTGCTCTCGCCAAGGTAGATCCAGAACTCGCAGAGGATGCTGAGGGGCTTGAGGATATTCTTGATCTTCGTTGCTTTGGCGAACTTATGAATGCTGCTATGGGTGGCGACCCTTCCTGAACCCGGAGGGGGATAGCTCATCTTCTAATGATGGTCTATCTTGGGAGGATATCCCTCTCCTAAAATATGAATCAGAATTGCTCGTCAAGTGTGGTGCTTGGAAATCAATATTTGATATTGAAGACAGTCTCACTATAGATGAGCTTTTCTTGTTGTACCGAGCCGCTAATGCCGATTTCTCTATGAATCTTAAAGCGATGGCGGCTTCTCAAGGTGCCGAGGTGGATTGGGAAGATGACTGGTATTCGCGTGACCCTGACCAGGGGCCTGAGGTTTTGGAGGCTAATGACATGAGATTTATGCCCATCGGTTTGGGTTATGAAGCCGTGTAGTTATTGCTTTATTTAAGGTAAAATGGGATAATTACTGTGGTGAACTATGGCTTCTGAAGATATTGTTCTTAATGTATCTGTAAACGGCAAAGAGCAGATAGAAATTTTATCTGCTTCGCTTAGAAGCCTAGTTGCCAGTAACAGCGAACTTGGTCGCAATATTCGCGGTGTAGATGCCCGCCAGCGTGCGCTGAGTAAGGCTTTTGGTGTTACTAGCAAGGGTGTTGGTGAGCACGCTAAGACTCTTAAAGAAGCTAGGCTCAACCAGAGAGTTCTGGGTCAGGAGTCAAAAAGACTTCAGGCTAACCTAAAGGCTCTTAGGGGTAGCATTAGAGGCGTTAATAGGCAGTATGGGCCTAAAGCGGCTGCTGATGTAAAGAATTATGCTAGGCAGTTAAAGACTGTTAGAAAAGAGTTGGAAAGAACTCGCCCTAAGACGTTAACTAACGACCTCAAATCGCTTTCTATGCAAATCAAGAAGGCGGGTAAGGATGCTCAGTTCGTTGGGCGAAGCCTTATTATTGGTTTAACGACACCTATTCTTGCTTTTGCAAATAAAGGTTTAGATGCTTTCCAAGCCTTTGATCGTGAGATGATCAGGCTTAAGAAAATTGCTGGGGATGTCATACCGAGTTACGAAAAGTTCGGTGATGTCATGTTTGACCTTAGCAATAAGTTCGGCGTCTCTAGAGATCTTATTGTAGGTGTCACAGCAGATTTTGCCGAACTTGGTATTTCTACTGAGGCGGCTTTAACTGGTCTTACCGATTTAACAAACCAAGTTGCCGTTCTCGGCACAATGGATATTAGTGAGTCTCAGGGTCTGATCCAAACCATGTTCCTAGGAACTATGAGATCTATGGATCTTATGGGTCGTGAGTTTGAATCGACTGCTGAGAAGCAAGAAAAAGCATTGGCATCTGTCACCGCTCAGATGTACCTGTTCAACGCTATTGAAAACAACACCGCTCTAGCGTTCAGAGACATGGCTATTGCTATCCCTGAAGCCTCCGCTGCAACCATTGCCTTCGGTCTCTCTATGACTCAGACGGCTGCTTTGCTGGCACCAATGAAGGCCGCTGGTATTGATGTTAGCACCGCCGCTAACGGCTTGAAGGTCTCATTGCAGAGACTTGTGACACCAACAGGCGTTCTTCAAAAAGAAATGGATAGGCTGCTTAGCGTTTATAGCGAATCTTCTGGTGTTTTAGGCGATGCCTTTGATGATATTGTCGGTACAGGTATGGCATCAATCCAGGGTTTGATCAACGCCACTAAGGAACTTCGTGATGTGGCAGATGATGAAACTGTGCTCCAGTTCTACTCTAAATTGTTCCAGAAGCGTCAAGCAACTAGAATGCTTACCGCAATTGACAGTCTGGTTTCTTTCCAAGATCAACTATTTGAGTCAACCGACAAAGGATCTGCCGGTGTCAGGGCTTTTGTGGGAGAACTAAATTCGGCAACTAAAGCGGCTACTCAAATGCAAGGAGCAATGCTTCCAGCGATTAAAGACGTTGAAAGTTTTACTCTTGTTGCTAGAGTTGGAAATGCCCAGGTCGGTGATGAAATTACTGGAATAACTGGTGCTGTAACGCAAGCTCAGATTGATGCGGCTAATGCGGCTAGGCAGCACATGAGGGAGTATATTTCTGATGTTGAAAGAGATTCTGAGGACGGGATACAGTTAATCGACCAGATCTCTTCTCAGGCTGGTAAGGCTTTGTTTGTTGAACTTCTTGGTGCTGAGAGCGCTGCTGCTCTTGCTCAAGAAGAGTTGGATATTGCTCTAAACTCTGCTTCAAAAGCACTTGACCGTGCAAGGATTGGGTTTAAGAATATTGCCGTAGAGATTATTTCTGCCGCTGAGCCAGCGATTAGAAAGTTCTCTTCTGTAATGATTGACCTAGCAGACAAGTTTAAAAATATGTCTAATTTCAACAAGCAGTTGATTATAGGTATTGGTGCATTTGTTGCTTCGATTGGTCCTTTAGTGTTCATTATGGGTCAGATGAAACTGGCGGTTGGTGTTGTTAGTGGTGTGTTGCTTAAGTTTGTACCTCAAGTAGCAAAGGTGGGTTCGGAGGCCCTTATTGCTGCTCCAAAGATGTTGAATCTTAGGAGAGCGGTTACTTTGCAGGGTGATGCTTATGTAACTTCTGCCGGTAAATTCTCTAGATATATAGCAACTCTTGCTAGCGGCGATGGCATTGTTGCGAGTGTTGCTAATCGTTTCGGCTTAATGACCGGAATTTTGAAGAAGGGGGTCACTGCCCCTGCTGACGTTCTGGACAGCCTCGGACCAGAGACTGCTTCTGGCGCTCGGGCCTTAAAGAAGATTATTACTGATGCTTTTGAAGAAGGCGTTAGAGATCTTAACCTTGGTGCTACATCTGCAAAAGAAACCTTAGAAAAAGGAAGCAATAATGTAAAAGAGGATATGATTCAAGGCGCTACTGCTGCTGGTCAAATACTCCAATCTAGTGCTGCAAAAACTAAAGCAACAATGACTGGAGCCGCAGCAACTTCGGTTGTGTCACCTGTTGCCCGTGGTCGAAGCGTTGCGGCGACACCTTTCGGTCACATTGTTGGACCTGATCCTGTGCGAGGGGGGGCTGTTCAAGCAGAAATGATCCGCCAGATGAGAGCGCAAGGGGTAAGTCCAGCCTCTCTGGCTCAAACAGCAGTCGGTCCACCTTTGGGTCGTAAGAAAGACTTTGTTAATGCTGCGTTGGCTCAAAAAGGTATTGACCCTAATGACCTTTTGAAATCAAAGAGTGGTAAGCAACTTACTGGTGCTGCGGCTGCTTCAAGAATTCAATTAAGAGAAAAGCTGGAGAGAGAATATGATGATCTTCTAAAACAAAGGAGAACAATTGTTGGACAAAATGTTGCTAAGCAAAAGAAGGCTGCTGCATTTAGACTAAGTGCTCAAGAAGCAGTGAGTAAAACAATGACACCAGGCGCAGTTTCGCCTGTTCCTCTTGGTCCGCCGAAACCGAGTGTGTCCACGCCTAAAGGTCCATCCAGAGCTCGTCGTATTGATGATGCTATTTTTGGTGCTCCTAAAAAAGCGTTTAAGTCTCTTAAAGACTCTGTTGCAAAATTCCCCGGTTTTGCCAAGGGCAAATTCTCTGTTCTTGGTGGAATCTTAATGAAGCCATTTACTTTATTAAAGACTGGAATTGGAAAACTACTAAATCTTCCTATTCTTGGAAAGCTGTTAAAGCCTTTTGCTGGGATTCTTAAAATATTTACTAAACTAACTGTTGCTAAGCCTTTTGGTTTCTTGTTTAGAGCATTTGGTAGTTTTGGAAAATTGTTTAAGATTATTAAACTTGGTTTTGGTATCTTCACTGGTGGTGTTCTTATTGGTGCCTTAGTGGCGTTGGGGCCTTACATTAAAGCAATCATTGATAACTTTAGTTTGTTTAAAGAAAAGATTGAACCGGCGATTGGTTCGATTCAATATGCTTTTGCTAGTTTGAAAGGTATACTTGCTGCAATCATTTCTCCGTTTAAAGATCTTTTTCACTTTATTGGCGGTACCTCAAGCAGCGCAGACAAGGTTGATCAGGTGGCATCTGTGTTTAATAAGGTCGCCAGATTTGTTGCTATAGCGTCTAGGCATGTTAAAGATTTTGTAGAGAAGTACATCGCTCCATTCCTTAGAAAAGCTATGGGTTCTGTTTTGACTTTGGTTAACGGCTTTAAGGGTATTGTTAAAGCAGCAATTGATATGAAGAACGGTGTCGCCGGAGCCGGTGACAGAATGAAAGAGGCTTTGAAAAAGGTCGGTAGAGGCATTGTTGAGTTCTTTATGGGCACGATTGCTCCGGCTCTTGTAAATATCTTTGCAAGTTTGGTCAAGGTCGCGTTCAAGCTTCTGTTGAAACTAGTGGAGTATACTCCAACTATTCTTGGTCACCTTGTTGCGCTATTCTTAGAGTTCTTACCCACTGCCCTAAGAATTTTCAAGTTCTTGATTATTGGAATAGGAAAACTGTTCGCTAATCTGCCTGGTTTTGTAGGTAAAGTTTTAAATAAAATTACTACAATGTTTACGGACTGGGTGAAAGATAAAGTTGAAGATTTAGGTATTATTGGAAGCATTATAGGCTTTACCATGTCTGGTCTAGACAAGCTTGGTGATGGAATTCAGTTTGTTGGTGAAACAATTACTTCTGGGTTGATGATGGGTGTTAATGCCCTTGATGCCGGTCTTGGTGAACTTATTGGAATTATATCTACAATTGATACATCAAAGATTAGAGACTTTGGTGAGAATCTGTCTGCGACTATTGGTGAAAAACTTAAAGGTGCTCCTGAGCAGTTTGATAAGTTTGTTGACGACATTAAAGATGTTGTTATGGATAAACTTAAAGACTTTGAGCCGACCCCGATTGCTCGTAGAATGGGTGACTCTATTACAGAAGAAGTTGCTGAAACAATTGATCCAGACGAGATGTTTGAGCCGACAATTGAGACCAGCAACAATGCTGGTGAAGAGGCCGGTGAGAATTTTGCTGAGAAGTTTGCAGAAGCCCTCAAGGATTTGAGGCAGAAGTTTGTGGATCTTGTTGGTGATTTTCTTAAGTCTGAGATTTCAGACGTTACTTCAGAATTGACTGATGCTCTTGAATCTCAAAGAGATGCTGCTTTGAAGGTTTTTGAGGATCAGATTGAAACGATTGACAAACTTGGTAAGGCTGAAGAATCCCTGATGAAGCAGAGGGAGTTTATTGCTAATAGAAAGAAGATTCTTGATGAGCGTGAACTCAATAGGCAGAATTACGTTCGTAATCGCGCCCTAGCTATTTACGAGGGGCGTATTGATGACGCTCGTATGCTTGACCTCGAGGAGCAGAAATCGTCCAGAGAGTCAGCACAAAGTCTTGAAGAAATTAATGCAGAGAGAAATAAAGAACTTAGAAAAGAAAACCTTGAGTTTTTGAAGGACCAAATCAAGGAGGCTCGCAAGGAAGCCGATGATTTCTTTAAGGAACAAATTAAAGCGTTTAAGGATGCTTCTAAAGAAATAACAAAGTTTGCTCCTCAGACGATTAATGACTATGAAGAGCAACTTGATGAACTCAAGAAAGAAGCCACCAAGTTTTCTGATGAAAATGCTAAAGAGTTTGAAAAAACGTTTAGCAAAATGCGAGACAAGATTAGAAGAGGTATGCCAAACAAGGTTGTTGGTGTATTTGAGGATAATCTTGATGATCTTGTGGATGAGGCTAAGAAGAGGTATGGTCTTAATGAGAACCCAGACAGCGTAGTTGGTGCAACGATTTCAATGCTCACGATGGTGGGCGATAAGATTGGTTCTAATACTACAATTAATACTAATTGGGTAAGTGTTCTTGATGGCATCAAGGGCGAGATCCTTGATGTCGGGGCCGGTAGCATTGTTGACGTTATCGCTAATCACGGACCTCAAGCGGTTCTGGCTGAGGCCATCATGTTTGCCGAGGAGACCATTCTTCATGGCTGGCGTGGCACTATTGATCATATTCTGTCTGAGGTTGATGATCTTGGTAACATGATGGACCCAATGATTGCTTCGATTCTTGAATCACAACTTGCTTATGAGGCGCTGAGAGATGCCGCAAGTGCTGCCGCTGACGCTCAAAGAGACGCCGCTGTTGCTGGGGGCGGTTCTGCTGCTGGTACTGGTGGTGGGTCAACTCCGGTGCAGATCAAAACTCCCGCTCAAGTTGCTGAGGAGGCAGCAAGACTTTATGCGATTGAAGCCGCTAAAACTCCATCAATTGCTGGTTACTTAACTAAGGCTAAAGTTGAAAGACTTGAAAGAGCCACTTCTAGTCACCTAGGTACTGGAACTTTGGGATACACGACAAATAGGAGGGCACAGGTTGCTATTCCACAACAAACTGTAAGAACAACATCTCAGAGCATGATACAAAACGCCATTGCTGCTTCTTTGGCAAGTAAAGCGTCAGTCCGAGGTATATATCAACCAATCGCAAGGGCATATGGTGGCTATGTGCCTGGGTTTAAGTCTTCTGGTATACCTGCAATGCTTCATGGTGGAGAGTATGTATTGAGCGCTAAGGCTGTTCAGAACATGGGTCGTGCCGCTCTTGATGTAATGAACAATACAAGATTCAGCACTCCCGGTGGTATGAGCGGTCAGGGTGCTGTTAGCACCATCAATAAGACTGAAAACATCAATATTTATGTTGATAACTTTATTGGTGAAGAGAGATGGTTTGAGACTATGATGGATAGTTACAATGTTAAAGTCAAGCCTATTAAGGAGAAGTCAAGGGGCGAAGAGGTAAGAGTGTTTAACTCTTACAACTACAGGACAGGTAGATAATGCCTGCTATTCAGAACCAACAGACATCTCTGGCCGTTTTTGTGTCCATAAATGGAACAGAGTTGACTAATCATAATAGAACTGTTTCTATTGCTGAAGAAGCGAATGTTTCTGATGTAGAAACTTCCGCTGGCCGACTGAAAAGATTTTATAAACCAAATAAGAGATCTCTTTCGTTTTCATTTAATTATTTACCTAATAATGGTGACAAAACTGCGGACGGCAGGGTTGCGAGAGATTTTATAGAAAACCTTGTTAGGACTGCCCCCAAAGTTCTTGTTAATTACAAGGACGATCCAACAGAGGCAAATAAAGAATTTTACGGCTTCATAAGCTCATACTCAGAGAGTATTGTGAGGAGGGACCTGCCTACACAATGTACTTATTATGACGTACAATTTAATATAGAGGAAGTCTAATGAGTGCATGGAGTCAACCTACATATTCATTAACTCTTGATGTCACTGGTATTCGTTTTTATGGTGACGATGTAACCATTGTCACTGCTGAAGCTTCAGTTTCTGGTGAAGCAACAGTAACGGTTGCTGGTACTGAAATTCCGTTTGGAACAATTGTCTGCACAGGCACAGCGACAACTTCGGTGTCGGCCTCAAAGATCGCTCACGCTTCCGCTTCCCCTAGCATTGATTGTACGGTTATTGCCGATCTGTCTGAGAGGCAGGATGCACTTCTTGTTGTAAGTGGAGAGGCAACTGTTACTGTATCTGCGCTCAAGATACCAGGAATTGCTGAGTCTTTAAGTGGTGAAGCAACAGTATCTGTAGACGCTGAAAAGACGACATTTGCAACTGTATCTCTTGATGGCGAAGCAACATCTTCTGGCTCTGGAGTAAAGATTGCGTATGCGCAGTCTTCTAATTCTATTGAAAGTAGTGCGACAGCAATAGCGCATAAGGTACAGTACGCTGCTCCAAATCTTGACGGCAATGCAATTGTTGTTACTGTTGCTGCTGAAATTTTGTACGCGCTTGTCGCACCTAGCGCAAGCGTAAGCCTCACTGTATCCGCTCTCAAAGAAGTCTATGCTTCGTCTAGTTCAACTTCTGAATCGGATTTGACTGCAACCGCTACAGAAATTCTGAACGCTCAAAGTTCTACAAGTTCTTCCGTAGATGCCTCCATCACGGCTCTTGAGATACTCTTTGCTTCAACCTCAACTTCTGGTGATTTGTCGGCTTCAAGTGATAGCACAAGAGTCGGGATTATAACTCCTTCTGTATCGTTTGAGTCGGACGTTCAAGCCTCTGCTCTTGAAATACTTTTTGCTTCTTCAGATATAGTTGTTGAGTCTGATTCTTCGGCGGTCTCGTCAAGGATTGCTTTTGCATCTTCTGGAATTGTAATATCTAGTGAAGCAATCACTACAGCATTTAAGATCGCTTACGCTCAAGCTGAATCTGATATCACATCAGATGTAACAGCAACAGGTACAGAAATACTATTTGCTAGCGTTTCGGTATCTGGTCTTGTTATTACTGTAACTGTAGGACAAGAAATCCTATTTATTAGTCCTCAGCCTACCGGTGCTGCTTCTGTGTTGTCAGTTAGCGCGATTAGGTTTAGCCCAGCAATCACAGAAGATACTCAGCAAATTAGGCCACTTCTTGTCCTCGATGGCAAACCATTGACTGAACACAATAGGCAATCAAGCATTACTCTTGTTGATTCATTTATTGAAAATAAAAACTGGGCTTCAGCTAGGTCTAGATATTATAGGACAGCATCTCCTAGAAAGACTTTTTCTATAAATTGGAGCAATTTACCAAGTAAGAGAGATCAGACTGTGGATCTAAAGTTTGGTCGCGATAAGATTAGAGAGATAGCATCTGATCCAGATGTTCACATTCTCAAGTTCTTAGAAATGGACTCGGATGGCACAACTCCGTATACAGAAACAGAGTATAATGTTATAGTCAAAAATTATAATGAAACTTTGATTCGTAGAGAGGTTGAGACTGGCATGTATTTGTGGGACTGCACCCTAGATCTTGAGGAAGTGTAATGATAGCTAAAGATATTAATAACAACACTTTAAGTTCTACGTTTAATTCTAAGACAACATCTGCCGCGCAGAGGCTAAAGCCTAAAGTTGTTATTGACTGGATGGATAGTCGTCACTTAACTACGCTTACAGCCTCTACAGATGATCCACATGCAAATACGACTCAAGGTGAAATCGGCTATTTTTTTGCACCAAAACAAGCGGTAAACGGGATTGAGAGGCAATCATACACTTGGGGGGTTGCTGGAGCTAAAGATGTAAACGGAAAAGTTATTAAAGCGGATGGTAACTGGTACGCAATGCCATCAGACAACAGTGATAACTACGAGTTTGGATGGTGGTCAGGTTCCACTTCTACCGCAACCCCTCACAGCACGTATTCTGGTTATGGGTTCTCTTCAAATCCAACTGTTTCCTTTGAATTTGACTCTAGAAAATGCAATATTATTAGGGTTGTAACTTCTGAATATTATGGACAAATAGACACTTACAGAATTACTGTAAGAAGCAACGATGCTGGCGCTCCTGACCCTGTTTACAGTGAAGTGGGGACCATATCTGATGGCTACTATTATCGAGACCACAGAATAGTAAGCGACGACTCTACTCAGACAATATACAGGGTTGAACTTGAAATTATTTCTACTAAAAATCCAGAAGACTACGCCAGAGTCCAAGAGTTAAATATTCTTTTAAAGAATGATATTTCTGATTATGTAATTGATTACTCTGCTACTAAGACAAGAGATTTGCATGAAACCAGTCTTCCCATTGCTGGAACTAGCTCTGGCACTCTCAATGTTAACCTAGACAATACAGAAAAAAAGTTTAACCTTATTGGCAATGCTGGCACGTATGGCCCGCTTATGAAAAAAGACCTTAAGGTGTATGCAACCACTGGGTGGCAAATTCAGAAGTATTCCGGTCAATACGTGGATAAAGAGTTATCAGCAAACATTTCTGCGTCTGATACCACTATAACTGTAAGCAATGTTGACGACCTTCCCGATGGCGGTGTAGGCAACTATTTTGTTATGGTTATAAACCCAGACAGCATCTATGAAGAAAAGATTTTGTGTTCATCCACGACAGGGACTTATACCCTGAATGTCTCACAAAGAGGTTTTGATAACACCACTGCTAGAGCACACTCTGTTGGGACTACGGTAAGGTTTGATACTTTTGAGTACCCCGCTTATATGGAAGCATACGTTGATGAATGGGGTTCATCTAGTGACTCTATGGCGGTCTCTATGTCGGCTATGGACTGGTCTAAGTTTATGTCAGAGAAAATCGTATCTAAAGGATTCTTTTTGACTAAAACAACCGTGCCAGATGCTTGTGAAAACTTGTTAATGATATCAAACTTCCCGAAAGGCAATATTGATAATTTAAACAGATTTGATATTACTGCTGGTAAAAAAGATGCGGTTTTACATTTTGATTTTAACGAAGAAACCAGAGATAGAGCAAACAATACTATAACAGTATCTGATGGTTTCAGATCTAGATTTTTTGCGATGCCTTCAAATGCTCTTAATCAGGTTAAAGATATAAAAGCAGATGCTCTTGACAGAAAGCTTACGCAGTTAGAAAAAGCTCTCGGTGAAAAGTCTTTTATTTCTCCTGACTTTGTTGACAACTCATCTGACATCTCAAGCAACACAACGCTAGCAATTGATTTACAAAACTTTACTTTTACAAACAATGCTGGTGAAACTGTAGACACCTACTACAACGGGGTTTTTGATGGGTTCTATATTCCAATTGAATCAGGCGATCAGGTCATTTCTATTGACATTGCTCATGGTGGTGTTCGTGTCTTCCTTGAAGAAAACCTGATCATGAACGAGTGGAGAAATCATGTAACCAATCCGGCAACCCCAGAAACCGTTCAATCAGAACTTGTCAACCTAACTGCGGGGAAACCGTACAAGATAAGAATAGAAATGTTTCATACGAAATCGTATGTGACAGGAGAAGATTTTACAATGCTCCTTCAATACCAACTTGACGGCGGATCACTAGCAGACCTTTATGCATCAGATTTTAAGACTGTGGCTGTGCTTGATAAGATTGGTTCAAGAGATGCAAGTTTCAATAAACTAACAAGCGGAAACCCAACTCCTGACCGAAACAAGCAGTCAAATTACGCTTTGTATCTTGGTGGTGGAGACATAGGCTTAAGTGGCGGAATGACTTCAATCTCAGAAAACTTTTCTGCTTTATTAGGAGGAACTAAATATATCAGGCTCCCATATCACTCCTCTTGGAATGTTATGAACTCCAGTAGTAATAACTATACAGGGGAGTGGTCGTTTGAATTATACATTAAGCCGACAGAAGTTTTTTCTGGTGACGGCGAATATCTAAGCAACTGGGCGAACGCCGCTCCCACTTCTGGCTTTGAGTTTTACTCAAATTCATCTTCCAATGGATTTAAGTTAATAACTTCTTCGGGTACTGAAAGTGTTTCTTCTGCAACCGCTTTGTCAACAACAGACTGGTCTCATTTAATAGTTACCTATGATGGCACAACTCTTTCTTACTATGTTAACGGGGAACTGGAGGATTCAACTACGCTTTCGGGAGCAATTGAAGACTGGTCATCTCTTGATGCAACTTTTGGTGGTCGAGGAGCGAGCTTTACAGAGTTGAGTGGTGAAAATACTCCATCTACAATCCGCGATATTTACTTTGATCAGTTCTTAATGTACAGAAAGTCTTTAACTTCTACGGAAGTTTCTAATAGGTACACAGAGACTCAAATGAAAGAACTTACTATATATCCATTCCTTTATGGCAATGAAACTAGCATTAGAGAGATTATAGATCAAATCACACTCGCTGATCTGGGCCGATTCTACATTGATGAAGAAAATAATGCTAGATACGAACACTATTATAGATTCTTTGAGACATCTATAGATCAGCACGCTAATACTCAGTTGTCTATTAATGATAGTAATGCAATTATTAGTGCTGAGTACAATGTTCAACTTCAAGCAAATCGTGTCGTAGTAAAGATTGCTGGCCTGTCCTCAAATCTCGTCGGCGTTCAGCCATTATGGAGGGCGGATGACCCCACAACTCTTGCTGTTGTCAATCTGGAGGAATCAATTACGGCATCTGATACAAGCATTTATGTTTCCACAACAACCGACCCCCCGTTCTCAAAAGCGGGGTATCTGGTTATTGATAATGAAATTATAAGATATACCAGCACAACACCAAACTCTTTTACTAATCTTGAAAGAGGTAAATTTGGAACAACCGCCGCTTCTCACACTGCAAATTCACCGGTCAGAGAGGCGAGATATTGGGACCTAACTTACGACAAGGCTCCTGCGTTCTCAGTTAAAAATCCTTTTATAACCGGCATTGCCTTCGAAGAACCTGATCAGATTGACATTCTTAAGTGGGTTCCTGGTAATTATGGAGCAGAACTTGTAATTGCTGCTAATGCAAACGTTGATAAAAATACTATTGTATTTGCTGAAGGCACCAATCCTTTGACTGAAAAGGTTGCCTTTACCGCTATTGCAGGTATCCCTGTTCTGCTGTCGGATCAAAGCAGCCAGATCAAAGAACAGGTTGCAGAGTTAAGTGACAATATTAGATTGTATGGTCTTAAAGAAGTGGTGATCGAAAACATTTTTATTACTGAGTTTGATCACGGGCAGAAGATCGCTGATTTTGTCATTGATAAGATGAGCACACCCATTCCAATTCTTAATGTTGTTAGCATACCAACTCCACGCTTAAAAGTTGGGGATAGATTGCGCATCACGAACATGGATGCATTTGATATAATTAATGGGGACTATTGGGTTGTTAGTAAAGAGTATACTTACAGCGACTCGCCATCTCAGAATATGATGTTAAGGAGAGTTGTGTAATGGCAAGAATATCTAGTTATTCATCTACAACACCAACATCTGAGACCAATATTGCTTTTTTCTCGGCTGGTGGGCATAGTCATGATGGTTCTAACTCAAGTTTAATTGATACATCTAAATATTCAATTTTTGACTTCGATCAAGGTTTGATTCCAACTAACTCTGAGCGTGCTCAGGCCCAGCAGAGAAATAAGATTAACTTTGAAGATAATGTTAAGGATATATTAAGAACTGCGGGTATTGAGCTTTCAGAAAACTCTATCAATGCAACTCAAATTATTGCTGGTTCAATTACTACAACCGAGATAGCCGCTAATACCATTACAACTAATAATTTAGTGAGTGATATATTACAGTCAAGCAACTATTCCTACACCTCTGGTGTTTTCTCAAATGCTGGCACATTTATAGATTTAGCCGATGGATCAATTTACTCAACTAATTTTGCTATTGACTCTAGCGGTAATGCTTATTTTACTGGAGATATTACTGGTTCTAGTGGAACTTTTAGCGGAACGGTTAGCGGTGGTTCAGTAGCTGGTGGAACTATTGATATTGGTGGATCAGACTCAACATCGTTCCATGTCGATACTTCAGGAAACATGTGGTCTGGTGCTGCTACATACGCTTCTGCTCCGTTTAGAGTTTCATCCTCTGGCGCTCTCGTTGCAAGTAGCGCAACTATAACTGGTGCGATAAATGCCACCTCTGGAACGTTTTCGGGTAATATAACTTCTAGTGCAACCATTTCTGGCGGAACAATTACAGGTGCTACACTTACGACCTCAACATTGTCTGCGGGAAATCCGACTGGCGACGGCGTGTCTATCACTGGTACTCAGGTGCTAATTAACACCACTGGTACCTCATCAAGTGCGCAACTTAAGTTCAACACTAATGCTGGCACGGGCACAAACTACATTACAGGAGATAAAGCATTAGAGATTACAACGGGTGGAAGCAGTAAAACTTTTATCAACATCGGCAGCACCTCCGGTGCGCTAGGCAGAATATACGCTGCCGGTCTGTACTTTGAGACGTACAATGCGGAAGTGACTAGGCTAACTGCTAGCGTTATAGGTCAAAATAGGTTTGGTAGTACTGTCCGAGTAAGCGATTACTACGGTGTAGACATTAGCTTATCTGATGAGCTCTACGCGGCTAGGGTTACAGTAACTGGCGCTTTAAACGTTTATGGTACAAAAAACTTTGTTATTCAGCACCCTTTAGACGAAGACCGCTATTTGGTTCATGCCGCCGCTGAAGGACCTACTGCCGATCTAGTGTATCGTGGAACGTCAAGTCTTCAAAATGGGTCAGTTGTCGTTGAGCTACCGCCATATTTTGAGGCAGCTTCAAAGGCTGACGGCAGAACGGTGTTTGTCACTCCAAAGATTGCAGCCGACGGCTCGCAGTGCAACATGGCAGCTTCGTCAATAGAAAATGGTAGATTTACAGTCTCTACTCAAGGATGTGTTAATAATTGCGCTCACAAATTTGATTGGCTGGTGTTTGCAATTCGCGGCGACGTTGAGACAGTCGTTGAACCTCTAAAAACTGAGTACAATGTCAGAAAAGAAAAAGAAACTCTGCCAGAGATCGACCCAAATCTTGTGAGCAATCAAGTTGTGTGAGTGGGTTTTAAGGTAAATTTTTACACAAAATAAGAATAAACAGATAAGGTAGTTAATTAAACACTTTATCTTAAGAAAGGATAATTATGTATAATGTTATTGTAAGGCTTATGAGTCAGTTTCAATCTATATTCACAAGAGTTTTAGCGGTTTTTGCGGCCTCTGCGCTTAGCGTCGTGGGTGCTGGAGCTATTGCTGGTGTTGAATTATGGAAGGCTGCTCTGATGGCCGGTATTGGTGGCACCGCTACCGTCGTAGAAGCCCTTGCTAGGGCCTATATGGATGACGGGGTGCTTGACAAAGACGAAATCAATGCGGCCTTCAGAAAGGTTGATAAGCGTTCTACTTCGGAAACCTGATTAGTGTATAATATTAGGTAGTATGGCTTACGAGAACTATAACTTTGTGTCTTGGACTACTGGCACGCCCATAACTGGGGAGCGCCTCGCTCAAATGTCTACCAACATTGAACAAGTCAAGGATGCTACTGACGACAAGCCTCAAGGTATTCTTAAGTTTAAGCAGGATTCTACTAACACATCCGCTTTTTCTGATTTTTCTGAGCATGAGTTGATTAAACTTGCTGACGAATCGGGTTCTAGTGGTGCTGACAATCGTGTAAGTGTTTCTGGTAATAGATATTACAAAGTTGTAATAAACTTTCCTGGCTTTAGAGTTAAAGGGAAAGGCATGGAAGACTCTACTTATAACTTAAAAGTGTACTCCGGCACGTTTGGTGGAGCAAATACGCCTATCACTACTTGGTCAGTTACGCCGCATACTTTTGACTTTTATGACACCGCTAGCAATCCTAGCACAACTGCCACTACCCTAAAATCTGTTGGTTATGACACAGTTATAGGTTCCGGTACCTATGCCTTTACTTTGTCATCGAATAGCTCGGGGCTATCTGGTGAGTCATTCTTTGTTACAGTGGATAGAGTTCAAGGAACAAGTACCACAAACGCTCCAGATTACTTTATTAGAGCAAATAATTCACCTATCCAGTTTTATGTCGAAGATTCTGGCGGGGTCTAATAGATAATTTATGTCTCTTGTCTCTCAGCGTAAAGACATTGAATGGAAAGAGGGAAATCTTACGGGTAAGCTTAGCCCAAACTTTAATGGCGGCAAATATGTTGACGATAAAGGATACGTAAAAATACTGCGTCCTGATCACCCTAAAAACATTCGTGGCTATATCTATGAACATAGGGCTGTCATGGAGGATTATTTAGGCAGAATGCTTGAGCCGTGGGAAACAGTTCATCACATCAACGAGGTTAAACTTGATAATCGGGTAGAAAACCTTTTCCTTTGTACTGTCCCAGAACATAGCGCTATTCACAGAGAAGGTAAAAGGCCATCAGAGGCTCACCGTAATAAAATGCGTCAAGTAGCCCGTGATAATAAGCCTCACTTAAAGAAAAGAACTAGACCTATGAGAGCGCCTAGAGAAAAATCTCTTTAAACCCCACACGGCCCGTAAAACCTGCTACCATGTGTACACTGTCCTATACGCTATGGGAGATAACATGAAGTCATGTCAAGCAGAGGGGTGTAACGTTGAGTTCACACCTAACTCGTCTAACCACAAGTATGCACATACTACTTGTCGCAAAACTATAGATAGTCTTGGGATTTGTAGATACCGTAAAGAGAATGGATTGGTAGAAATGCCCGTAGATATCACATCAGGTGAGCCACCCGAATCAGATTCTGATTTGCGTGTTGCTTACTCAAAACTGTTAAAAGAGTACGATAAAGTTAAGACAAAGAAAGATGATCTTGTTGATGCCCTTTATCGTGCGGCTCTGGAGATGGATGTTAACCAAAAAGTTGCTAAGACTCCTGCTCCTCCAAAGGATAAGAGGAAGGGGAAGACCGAAGAAGTTGCTGTTGCTGTAATCGCAGACTGGCAGTTAGCAAAGGTTACTCCCGACTATAACTCCCAGGTCTGTGAGGAAAGAATTGAGCAGTACGCTCAGAAGGTTATTGACCTCACAGAGATTCAGCGTGCTGACCATCCTGTCAAGAAGCTGCATGTGTGGGCTTTAGGCGACATTGTTGAGGGAGAACTTATTTTCCCCGGTCAGTCCTTTTTAGTAGATGGCGGACTTTACAGACAGGTTACAGTTGATGGGCCTCGTATCATTAAAAACTTCCTAACAAAAATGTTGGAAAACTTTGATGAGGTCGTGTTTACCGGCGTAATTGGCAATCATGGAGCCATTGGTGGTAGGGCTAGGCGTGACCATGACCCTGAGACAAATGCTGACAGAATGCTATATCGTATAGTACAATGGATGTTTGAGAAGGAAAAACGGATTTCTTTTAATATTCCAGACGGTCGGGGTGAAAAGCATTGGTTTGCAGTCCCACAAATTGGAAACTACAGAAGTCTGCTATGCCACGGAGACCAGTTCAATGGATTATCCTCTTTCTACTCGTTCCAAAAGAAAGTTTACGGGTGGAAAGTGGGAGCGCTTGGGGAGGACTTTGACGATGTATACCTTGGACACTGGCACACGCCAACTAAGATGACATTTAACACTATCCAAGTAAGAGTCTCAGGCAGTCCTGAATCTACAAACACTTATGCTATGGAAAGCCTAGCCGCTATTGGTAGGCCGTCCCAGCCTTTGATGTTTGTTCACCCTGATAAGGGTATAGTCACCGCAGAATATAACTGCTGGTTGGACTAAGGAGGAAAAGAAATGAATTTATCAGCGGCACAAAAGAGGCTTATTGCCTCATACGGACGTAGCGTTTTAGGCGCTGCTCTCGCAACGTACACCGCAACTAGCGATTGGAAGATGGCTCTTAACGCTCTCTGGGCGGCTCTTGTTCCTGTTGCTATGAGGTTCCTGAATCCTGCCGATCATTCGTTCGGTAAGAACGCAGACGCCTGATTAAAAACTTAATGTAGATAGCCCCTCTGCTTGAAAGACATGGTAAAATAATCATATGGATATTAAATCCAAGGTACCGTTAAAATGCTCTTCTTGCGGAGGGGCTAAATACATTGATGACCCTTACTTAATTCATGACACATGGTTCGTAGACGTTGTGTGTATTAAGTGTGGGAGGTCAAAAGACATTGAGGTTGATAGGCTCCGCAAGGTTTTAGCAGAACTGGAAAAGGCGTCTAAAGTTGTTAACAGATAAAATAATTCCAAATAAAATTTATCAATACTCGGGGTCACTTCATAAAGTGAAGAAGATCCATAAATCAAAAAAGCAGATTGTTGTACAGAGCATGGCTGACAACAGCGAACTTATTATCCCCCTTGACGGCGCAGAAATTCTTCTTTCTCGCCTCTACACGATTGGTGAAGTTGCTAAGATCGTGGAGCGAAGGTCTGATACCATCAGAAAGTATGAGAAGAGAGGTCTTATTCCGAAGCCTAGCATTTCTGGAGATGACTACCCATCCTATAAGGGTTGGAGATTCTACAAGACCGATGAGGTTTATGAAATCTCTAGTTTCTTTTCAGATAGAACACCGGGCCGACCAGTTAAGAAAGAGAAGGATGTTAAGAAGCAAGTAAGCGGCAAGATCAAAGAACTTAATCAAAAAGTTAAATTAACAAACAGGAGTTTTGTAAATGCAAAATGAAGTAGAAATCTGGGCATCTATTGGTATTACCAAAAATCTTGGTAATTATGAGTCACTTAGACTTGACGCAGGTGCTAGAATTAAAGCATCGTCTGAAAATGACGAACAGGCTTGGGCTAATCTGTGGAGCGCTGTAGACGAGCAGATCGAGGCTAAGCTTCGGGAGTTAGATAGTGAGTCAGGACAATGATTGGGGACGTAAGGCCCTTTGTAGAAGAGATGAGTTTACTGAAGCATGGACTTCCTCACGCAGATCAGACATGGAGTATGCTAGACAAGTTTGCTCAAGGTGTACAGTAAGACCCGAATGTTTGTTTTCCGCTGTCTATGAACAAGAGTTTATAGGTGTTAATGCGGGTATTACAGAAATTGAGTATCTTATGAAAACTTGGCAAGAGGTAGAGTATGAAGAAGAAGATAACTGGCGAAGATCTGATAAACTTATTCAAGACCTATTCAGAGAAATACTCTAAGCTTTTTATACCTGATTCGCCCCGTCAGGATGATGTGGCTGATAGTCTGGCACGGCACTATGACGGCAATCTGCTTGAGAAGGCGGTGATGTGGTATATTGAGAGCAGACCGGGACCTTTCCTTGTCTTTGACTTTGCTATTGAGTCAAGAGATATTGTTGAGAAGGTGAAATATGAGAGCGAGGCTAAGTCTCGTTTTCAAGATATCGTAGAAGAAACGCGCAAGAGAATGGAAAATTCTTGAACTACGAAATAAAACTACTTAATTCCATTATTGACAGTGGAGAATACGTAGATGCTGTAAACAGCGGAGTAGAGAATGTCTTTGTAGAATATAAGGACGTATGGAATTTTATAGTAGGTCACTATGATGACCACAAAAAGGTTCCGTCAAAGGACACTGTGAAGTCCCACTTCTCAGACTTTGAATTCTTCAACACTCCTGAGCCGATGGCTTACTACGTTGATGAAGCAAGGAAAGAGTCGCTGGCGTTTCAGACTCGTCAGATTGTTGCTAAAGCGCACTCTTTGATCACCGAGTTAGGTCCAAAAGATGCTTTATCTTATCTGATGGAGAATACGTCCAAGCTATACAAGTTCTCAAGTAGCTTAAAAGATACTGACCTTGTTAGTGAGTGGCGTGATCGGTTTGATGACCTTAAAGAGCGCTCTGAGAACCCTGAGAAGCATTATATAGGTATCCCGAGCGGCATTGAGGTCATTGATAAGACCTTTGGTGGCTGGCAAGAGGGCGACTTTATTGTTCTGCTGGGCTGGACAGGAGTAGGCAAGTCGTTTATTGCCAGACTGTTTGCAGTCAACGCTTGGAAGGCTGGCTATCGACCTATGATCATCTCTCTTGAGATGAACAAGAAGCAGGAGGGCCAGAGGCTTGATACGCTCCTTAACAACGGTGAGGGTTACTTTACCAATACTGATTTGATTAAGGCTAACCCAGCCATTGTGGACACATACGAGTCTTGGGCTGAGGCTACATTTACAGACAAGCAACCGATTTATCTGGTTACCTCTGAGGGATTGGAGACAGCCGATCAGAATATGGTTCAAGCTAAGATTGATCAATATCAGCCAGACATGGTAATTTTGGATTACCACGGTCTATTTGATGATGCGACAGGAGCCAGAAATGAGACTGAAAAGGCTAAGAATCTTTCTAAGGCATTCAAGCGAATCGCTGTCAAGAACAATATCCCTATTATCGACGTTGCTGCTGTCACTATGGCTGACGGTCACGGTGATAGGCCACCTGAATTGGAAGAAGTGGCATGGTCAAAGCAGTTAGCTTATGACGCTGACTTAGTGCTTGCCATTCATAGAGAGTTTAACTCTGACCTGTTTCAAGTTGTGTCACGTAAGGTGAGACGAGCGACACAGTTTGGTTTCTATTTGAGATGGAATCTAGAGACAGGGAAGTGGGGTGAAGAATGGGACGTAGGCTGATGGAGGATGTGCTCTATACTCTTACTGGCGAAGCTGCTGATATTGAAACAATAGCGAGACTTCGGCCTTGGATGGAGGACGAGATTCGCATCGAACACGGGGCTTTTAGTAAGACCAAGTTGTACACAGATTATATTCGAGAAAGAGAGATCTTTGAGTTCAAGATCGTTTTCTACAGGTAATATAGAGAAAGCAGTCCTTGATTTACTTAACGGTCAAGGTGTAGAGGTACACACACAGTCAGGTAGCGAAGTTGCTATCTACTGTCCATTCCACGACAATCACAACAGTCCTGCGTGCTATATAAACACGAAGACAGGTCTGTGGCAGTGCTTTAATCCTTCCTGCGGTAAGAAAGGGAACTTTAGGCAACTGTACAAACACATGACCGGTAAGACCTACGGTCGTGAGTGGATACTTGACCCTATCAACCTACAGAGGGAACTAGACTTATCTTTAGCCATTAGAGACAAAGATGAAGAGTTATCCCTAGACAATGTTGAGGTGGACTATGGTTCTGATGAGTTATCAAATCTACAGACGTTAGTTGATCGTGGATATACGACAGAGACTCTAGAAGAGTTTGAGATTGGGTACTCTAAGGTTAAGGATAGGATTGTTATACCTGTTAGGGATACACAATACAAGATTGTGGGTTTAATTGGTCGGGCAATCCATGAGTGGCAAGAACCTAGATACCTGTATAATAAAGGTTTTAAGAGAGCAGACGTTCTATTCAATATCCAGAATGCTAAGAGATATGACTCAGTAGTGATATGTGAAGGCAGTCTTGATGCGATGAAAGTTTCTCAGGCAGGTTACAAGAATGTTGTGGCTACGCTTGGAGCTAAGGTCTCTGCAAATCAGGTCAAGATGATCAGAAAATTTTTTGACTCTGTGGTCATTTTTTCTGACAATGACGACGCTGGGGCGGAGATGCGGAGTGCTATAATAGATGAGTGTCGTGGGAAGGAACTGTTTACAGTTGCTATACCTGACGGGCTTAAAGATCCGGGCGACATGACTCAAGAACAGATAGTTCACGCAATTGAAAATAAGAAAACATTTATAGGAGATTACACATGACATTTACAAGCATTAAAACTTTACAAGACATTGAAAAGAACATTCCAAGCAAGTCTGGGGGTGGAGGGGCTAAGAAGTTCTTCAACCTTCAGTCAGGAGATACATACAAGATCAGGTTCCGTCAGGAACTTACTGAAGACTCTAAGAACTACGACGAGGAAGTCGGCACCGGCATCATCGTCCCAGTTGTTACTTCACCGATCAACTGGAAGTGGCGTTGCGCTTCCACCGCCCAATCAGCCGAGCATGGCTACCGCTGTTGGGCCACAGAGCAAATTGGTCAGGATGGCCGCTGGAAGCCTAAGCCACACCTTTTGATCAACATTGCTGTTGAAATTGACGGGGTTTGGGAGGCTCGTATTCTTGATACGACTTTCAACCAGCGTCATATCGGACTCATGCTCATGGAGTATGCTAAGGAGTTCGGTACTATTGTGAATCAGAACTTTAAGTACAGCCGTACTGGTTCTGGTGCTCAAGACACTAACTACAGCCTTATCCCTCTAGGTGAGAGTGAGCCTGACGCTTCTATTGCTGATCAGCCTTACCACCAGTTGGATACTGTTTACATGACTTTGAGTTATGATAAGCAGAAGCAGTTCCTCACTACCGGCGATCTAAACAACGACGGTTGGTGATTCCGACAGTGCGATTGTGCGGTGGGGGGAGCAATCCCCCCACCCATCGCAGGAAAGGTTGTTATGA